TCGTTCTCCGCCAGCCAGTTCATGGTTTTGCGGTAGGAGAAACCGCCTTTTTCCAGCGCTTCCCGCAGGATGGTGGGCAGGATGAACGCCGTGCCGTCCTCAATGCTGCCGTACCTCTGGCCGATGGCGTTGGTGTCGGTGAAGTTGTTGGCGTTCGCGCTGATCCAGTCGCTGATGTACTGAGCGGCCTGCTCGTTCACGTCCGGCTGTTCCTGTTCCTGGATTCCCGCTGTGATGCAGTTGGCCATGTGCTGGGCTTCCATGAGGGCGGTGTCTGCATCCTCGTGGAAGATGCACCGGGAAAGCATCTGATCTGCAAGGGTCACGGTGGCAACCGCTGCGGTGTGGCTGCCGTTCCGGGTTCCCATGAGTGCCCGGATGCGTTCCAGCACCTCGCTGTATTCGTCTATTATGGCGCTGTCGCCCATGTCCAGGATGTACTGGATGAACGCCGGGCCTGCCCAGCCGCAGTTCAGCGCTGCCTGTTGGTGCATATCGCTGGCACTGGTTTCGTCCTCAAAGGGAGCGCCTACCACTTCCAGCACTCGGGTACTCACGCCGGTCTGACTGTTCGCCTTGCCGATTGGTTCCTCGCCTGTCGCCAGAATCACGCTGCGCCAGGTGCGCAGTTCTTGGAGGCCGCCGTCCTTGCTGCCCCGGCTGCGCCCGGTGCCGTTGGCCAGCATGTATACGATCTTTTCCAGGCCCTCTTGCTTGTTGCCTGCAAGCTGGCGCTCGTCTATGCCGAGCGGGAGGTCGCAGTAAAAGCCAGCCATTCTCTCAAGCGCCACCTGGGTTGCGTTGAAGTTTGCCATGAGCCGCTCCGGGTCGCCCCAGGCGGACAGGGCTGCTTTCAGGGCTGCGGTCTTACCGCCCCGGCTGCCACCCCAGTTGTACACGAAGAAGATTCGCTGCTTGATGATCGCCAGCAGGGGGGCGGCGAAGCTGGCGGCCAGTATGAAGCGGAACCGGGGGCGGCTGCGGTGTGGCGTCATGCTTGCCACCCAGGCTTCCAGGGTGCCGTTTTTGCAGTAGGCGGTGGCCCAGCGGGTCATGCTGGGTTCGATGTCCAGCACCATGTCCGGGGCGTGGCCGGGAAGGAAGCGGTGGTTTGACTGCCAGCCGAAGGTGGAGGTGCTTTCCTGCAGGCCGAGGGCGTCGATGTTCTCTTGCTCCAAAGCGCCAAGGAAACGCACCACCTGCTTTGCGTTCTCGCTGGTTACGGTGCAGCCTTTGTCCGCCAGCACCGTAATGCTACGGCTCTGGAAAATCATGGAGCGGGGGAAAATCGCGTCATGCCACCTGCCGTCCCGTTTCCAGGCGACCTCTATCTTTTCTTCGCCGGTGTCGGTCTTTTTGAGGCGCTTGGTCAGGATGATCGGCGTCCGGCAGACGCAGACCAGCTGTTCTGTCTTTTCGTCGATGCGGCTGATTCCGAACTCGCCGTACTGCCAGCCGGGCGGCTGCCGCAGGTTCTTGGGTGCGCCCTCAATCGCCACCGGGAGGGCGTCGTCGAGGTGTTCCAAGTCCAGGGGCTGCGCCGCTGCCAGCAGTTCTTCCAGCTTGTCCTGGGCGGCTTCCTTGCCCAGGTCGAGGTACAAGGCGGAGGGGTCTTTCTGCCCGCCGTCTGCGCAGGAGAAGGTTTTCACCCCTCCATCAAAGCCGGCATCTTTCAGGGCGTGAGCCACCTTGTCCAGGAAGGTTTGACCGCCCTGGTCGGGTTCCTTATGGATGTAGAGCGTTTCTATCCCCTTGAGGCTTTCCGCCCATTCCGGCTTGAACGTGGAAGCGCCCGGAATGCCCAGGGCGGGGTAGCCGAGAAACCAAAGGGTTTGTGCGTCACTCTCTCCCTCCACCAAGATACAGCTGCCTGCGATCTCCAAGCCCTCTTTGCGCCAGAGGCCGTAGGGCAGCATATTTCCCGCCGAGCCGAAGCCCCACTTGAACTTGTGCGGCCCCATGCGCTTGCGGGTGACCTTTGGCTTGCCGTCCTCCCCGAAGTAGGGAATTTTGACGTAGGGGGTGCCGTCCTTTTCCTTGCCGTCCTCCAGGCTGCAGACCATCCGCAGCCAGTCCGCCGGGAGGTTCTTTTCTTTGGCGTAGTCGTCTACGGTGTAGTTTTGGCGGGCAGGTTCCTTTTTGGTTTCATCCACGCCATGTTCTCGGAGAATCCGCTTGTAAGCGTCGGCGTTGGAGCAACCGTCCAGCTCCGCTCTGAAGCTGACGTAGTTGCCCGCCTTACCGCAGGCGAAGCAGACGAATTTGCCGGTTTTGAGATCCACGGAAAAGCTGGGCTTGCGGTCGTCGTGGAAGGGGCAGAGGCTTGTCATGCGCTCTTTTTTATATTCGGGTTTCTGCACGAACTTGCTGTATTCCTCTTTATAATTCAGCAGTTCGTCGAGGTTTACTTTGTCCACGTCTGTCCTCCAAGTCAAAAAAGTTGCGGGCCGCAAGGCTGTTACCCTGCAGCCCGCACCGGGTCAGTCGGAGGTTGTGGAGTTAGAACGGTACATCGTCCTTGTCGCTTACGGTTGCGAAGCCCTGGGCGTCAGTCTGTGCGGCTGCGGGCTGTTCTGCCTCCGCCACCACAGGTACCGTGGAGGCCACGCTCTTGATCCAGGCCACCGTGGGCTTTACCTGCTCGATCTGTGCCTGGGTCAGGTCGCCCGCCTTGGTGAACACGCAGCTGCTGTATGTGATGCCGTCTGCGCTTTTTTCCCGCTTGAGCTTGATGGTGGTGAGTACGCTGGAAGTGCGCTTGCCCTTTAACACCAGGCGCTTTGCGACGTAGTCCTTAAAGGCCCGCAGGCTCGTAGGGGGCAGGGAAATCAGGACGGGCAGCACTTCGCCGCTGCGCAGGAGGTAAATGCGGTGACCGTTCTTGCAGGCCTTGCCGTTGCCCTTGCTGCTGCTGCCAAACTGGTTAAAGGGGCAGATAGAGCAGTCCCGGACTTCACCGGTCTTGATGTCCAGACCCTGCTTGCCGTCCGCGCTGCTGCAGTCCGGCACGTTGTTGCTGCCGTCGAATTCGCCGGGCCAGTAGCTGTTGACGGCGTGGTGGTGCAAAATTACGCCGGTCAGGGACTGTACCGTTTCGGGATTGTCCGGGTCGTCGCCGGAAAGCTCAAAGGCCAGGCCGCCGCCGCTGGGAATCTTCACGGTATCAAAGGGAATCTGGCCGAGGCCGTCCAGTTCCTCTTTGATGAGGTCAGTGACCTCGCTGCTGATGGGTGCCAGAGCGAAGCTCTGAACCGCGGTCAAAGCGTTTTCGTTTGCCATGGTGTTTATCCTCCCTTACTGTTTCCGGCTGCTCTTGCGCCGGGTGATGTCGTTGAAGCTGTACACGTTCACGCAGCCCTCGAATTCCTCGGGAAGCTCGTCGTCGTTTTCCTCTGCCAGGTTGCTCATGGCACCCTGCAGGCTCTGTGCGTTGACCGTTTCTTTGATCAGGTCGCCCAGGCCGTTGGAGCGGAGGGCGTCCATCAATTCGGCATCCTTGCCTGCTGCCTTGCTGTATTTGGTTTTGGGCGTCAGGGTGTAGGAGTAGCCGTTCCGGGTGATCTGCGGGGTTTCGTCCTCGATCATGGCCGTTGCGAGGGCGTCCCGGGCGGCCTCAATGGCCCGGTTGTTGGCCTTGGTTTCCTCTGCCAGGCGGTCTTTTTCATCCAGCAGGGCGCGGTATGCGTCCACCTGTTCAGGAATCGTCATTGTTGTTCTTCCTCTCTTTCGGTTAGAAGTAGGTTCGCCAGCTGTCCACTATGGTTTTGGCGATGTCCTCTTTTTTCTCAAGGGCTGCAAGCACCTTGTCGTCGATGCTGTCCTCCACCAGGAGGTGAATGTAAGTCACCGGGTTGCTTTGCCCGATGCGGTGAATCCGCGCCAAAGCCTGCGCGTAGTTCGCATAGTTGTAATCCATGCTGTAAAAAACTGCGGCGCTGGCGGCGTGAAGCGTTATGCCGAGGCCGGCTGTCTGAATCTGCGCCACAAAGACCTTGGTTTCCGGGTTTTGCTGGAAGTCGTCCACTATGGCTCCGCGCTCCGCCTGCGGAACGTCGCCGTAGATCGAGCCGTACTTGATGCCCTTCTTTCGGAGCAGGTTCTCAATGGCCGCGATCTCGGGGCGGAACCGGGCAAAAACCACCAGCTTCTGCCCGGCCTCCTGGACGTAGTCGTCCAGAATGTCCTCCAAGGCGTCCAGCTTGGCCGTGCCGATCTGCTGCGGGCGGGTGCCGTCGTCGGTCTGTGTGAAGCCGCCGGTGAGCTGCATCAAGCGGAGCATTTTGGTCAGCACCGTAGTTGCGGTTATGCTGTCGCCACCCGCAAGCTCTGCAAAGCTGGACTTTCGGAGTTGGTCGTAGAGCTTGCGCTCCGCCGGGCTGAACTTCACATATCGGTTCTCGAAGGTCTGCGGCGGGAGGTCGAGGCATTCGGCCTTGGTTACGCGGTAGGCTATGGAGTGTTCTTTCTGTATGAGCTGCTCCATGTGCTGGTAGCCTACGATCTGATGCTGTCCGTAGCCGCCCATTACGCAGTAGCGGTTTCGGAATGCGAAGAAGTTTGAGCCGAAGACCGCCGGGTCTAAAAAGCGGTACTGGCTGTACAAGTCCACCGCGTTGTTTTGTACCGGGGTTCCGCTCAAGGCCAGTTTATAGCGGGCCTTGTCGCCGAGCTTGTGCAGGGCTTTGCTCTGGGCGGCGCTGTGGTTCTTGATGCGCTGGCTCTCGTCGCAGATTATCAGGTCGGCGTCGTACTCCACCAGGGCGTCAAAGATTCCGTCCCGGTGTGTGCTTTCGTAGTTGATGACCGCGATCTTGAGCGAGGCGAAAGGCCAGACCTCCAAGGCGTCCAGACCTTCCAGGCGCTTTTTCTTTTCTCCCAGCAGGGTTTCGCAGTGGTAGGGGAAAGCGGCGAACTGCTGCAGGTCGTGCGGCCAGACGCTGCACACGCTGGTCGGGGCTACTACCAGCACCCGCTCGATGCGGTGCTGCTGGTACAGGGCGCCCATCGTGGCAATGGCCGTCAGGGTTTTGCCGCAGCCCATTTCAAAGAGAAAACCGAAGCCTTTATGCTGTTCCTTGCCTCCCGAGGTGAGTTGCAGCAGCGCCATATTGGCGCCCCGGATTTGGTGCTGGAACATCTGCGCCCTGACCGGGTATGCTGCAAGCGGTTTCGGCTCTTTGTCCTCCCGCTGCTGTTCTACCTGGCGGGCGACCTCTGCCAGACGTTCCCGCTCGGTCTCCACGAAGTCCGGGAGAGTGAATCGGTTATGTAAGGCGTTGAGGGCGTCCAGGCTGACCGGGCCGGTCATGGTGCGCGTGGTTTTGTTCCAGCGGAAAATCCCCATGCGCTTGAGCTGTTCGTACCGCAGCGGTTCAATCTCGGCCAGTATAATTTGGCCGTGCTGCAGGGCTATTTTCATTTCTGTATGCGTCCCCTTTCTGTGGCGTTGTCCCTCGTTCCCACCCTCCGCTTCTGCCTGTTCTACTCCACAGGCTGCGGCTTCCAAGGAGGCTTACAGGGTAACGACCGCCTGTCCCGTCAGGATCTCGCCAGAGAGGGCGTGCAGCAGGTATTCCCGGACAGCGTTCCGGGCTGCCATCTTCCACATTCCGCCGTCGGCCGCCGTCAGGCTGATGCTGCGGTCGTCGTAAACCCGGAACACAAACTCGCTTTCGGGCTGTTCGACCTCTTGGAAGGTGCGGTAGGGGGCAAGCTTTACAATGGGGCGCACCCTCTGGTTCTCGACGAAACTCACGCCCTTGCGAACCTGCACGGTCTGGGTCACGCCGTTGTCGTCGCTCTTGACGCTCTGATCCACGCTCATGTGGGAGAGCAGGCCGAGGATGTAATCCACGTCGTTGGTGTCGCCCTCGGGTGCCCTCTGGAACATGGAGCGGAGCTTGATCTGGGCTTCGTCGAAGCCCCAGCGCACTTCCTCCACCAGCGGCGGCAGGTCGGTCGCCACTGCCTCGTAGAGGGTGAAGCGGTGGAGGCCGTCCCCTTCGTCCGGCTGGGTGAAGACTCTGACCCGGTCGTACCAGCCGCAGGAAACGTAGAGCGGGCAGTGGGTGTATTCCTTATCGACCTCGTTGCGGAGCAGCGCCACCAGAGCGTTCAGGCTGGCGGTGGTGGCCTTGTCGGGCTGTGGCTTTTCGATGGGGTCGATTTCCTCGCAGCTGGTGCCGGTCACCAGAAAGGTGCGGCCGTTGGCGAGGATGGTGGTCGGCTCCGTGGTCTTTTTGCCGAGGTCGGTCAGACGGTCAATCGCTTCTGCGAGAAAGCTGTTCTTGATTTCCATTTTGTTTGTAGTCCTTTCTTTATGCGGTTATGCGGTGTGAATGTCGGCGAACTTGAGAACCTTGCGCTCCGGGGCCTCGCCACCGTAGGTGTCGAACTGGCCGGGAATCTGCGGGGTAAGCTCCACTGCTACGGTGTGCCCGCCCTCCTGGCCGACCGCCAGGGCGGTCTTGACCGGGTGGAGGGCTGCCAGGGTGCTGGATGCGGTGGCGCTCACCTCGACGTGCTGGCGCTCTTCGTCCGGCTCCAGGGTGATCTTCACCGTAATGGTGCGCTTGGCGGTGGCCTTGGTGTTCGGGTCGCTGATGTTCTGAATCACGCGGCCCATCTCGTAGTCCAGGCGCTCCTTGATGGCGCCGTTGGCCATGTCAATCAGGCTGCTTGCTTTGGTCTGTTCCATGTCGTGCCTCCTTTGGCTTTGTGGGTGGATGTTCGGGCAGGCGCTGCGGCCTCACCTTCTTTCGTGGGTGTAGTCCAGCAGGCGGCGAAGGGCCAGGCCGAGGTTATAACCCAGGCGGTCGAGCCGTCCGGCCTGGTCGAGAGCCAGGAAAATCCCAGCTGCAAGCACCAGCGCTTCGTAAACCAGAACCCCGGTATAGAGCGGAGCGCGCGCGGCGGCCTGGCCTGCGGTGCAGCCGAACTTCATCAAAAGCCCTTCCATTTCCTTCATTGCCTCCTGTTAGTTTCTCGTATCAGCAGTGTTGTTTCTACCCTCGCCCCATCGGGGCGGCGTGTTGAAAGCCTGAGTGAAAGTGTGGAAAATCACCTCTTTTCGGACGTTTCCCGTGTCCGGGGTTTCTCGCTCACAGCTGCCAGAGTTTGGTAGGCCGGGGCGGTGTTTACGGTGTACGGTACCCGGACGCCCGCCGTTGTGCTGCGGGTTGTGCCGTCCGGGAAGTGGTTCGTGATCTTCATACGGGTCACCTTGTCTTTTGAGCTGCCCTGCCTTATACTTAGGAGGCGGGCCGCTGCAACGGCCTAGCTTCCAAGAAAGGAGGGGCAAAAGTGGCTGATATTGTGCGCCTACGCCAGGCGGTTTCTAACTTCAAGTTCTACACGCACCCTGCGAGTGCAAACGGTTCAGACCCTTGTACTGTGCAGGACATGAACAATCTCGTGAGAAATTTGTCCGAAGTTCTAAACGTGTTTATTGAAGAACTTGAATCTGCCGAGGAGTAACCTCGTGGGAAAAGGTGTCAGTTGTCGCTGGCACCTTTTTCTTTTAGGGTCAGGATCCCGAGCCGCCGCAGCCTGTCGTAGCAAGCGGAAATGGTTTCCGTTGCGGCGCGAAGCTCTGTGAGGATTTCCTCAACTTCTCCGTCAGGAACCTCGACCCTGGCAAGAAATTCTTTCACGTTCTCACCCCCTCACCCTGCCCGCTCGGTGATGCTGCGCTGGGTAGTCATGCCCAGCATCACGCCGTTCAAGACCAGCTGCTCTTCCCGGGTCGCGCTCTTGAAGGCCGCGACCACTGCCGCGATCTCGGCGGCGCTGGGGGCGTTGTTCTTCTCTGCGGTGTTGTTCTTCATGTTGCTGGTTCACCTCCGTGTGGTTTCTATAACCGAAGTCTTGAGTTTCGGTTACGCAAGTATAATACTTCGATTATCGAAAAAAGTCAAGTAGAAAAATCGCTTTTAGACTTGAATTGTCGAAATTTTGTGGTAATATAGTAACCACAAGAAAGGAGGTGATTTGAATGACCGAAAATGAACGTGTAAAGGCCGTGCGCCAGGCGCTGGGGCTAAGCCAGCAGGAATTTGGTTCCAGAATTGGAATTAAAATCTCCGCTATGTCGTACCTTGAAAGCGGGAAAAGCCGCTTGACGGAATCAAACGCGATTCTGATCTGCAAGGAGTTCAATGTCAGCCGTGAATGGCTGCTGAATGGCACCGGGGAGATGTTCCTGCCGGAAAGTTCCGGCGCTGTGGATGCCCTGGCTGCGCAGTACGATCTGACGCCGTTGGAGCGGGACATGGTAGAAAATTACTGCAAGCTGTCCAAAGCCCAGCGGCAGGCGTTCTGGGATGTGATGCAAAAAATTGTTGGTTCTTCTGCGCAATCCGGAAGCGCAGAGGCCTCTCCGCCTGGTTCCGGGGTAGCGGCTGCCGAGGCCGCCTACGAAAAGAACTTTGGTACTGCATCCGGCACCCCAGATGCCGAAGCTACGAGTATGCACGAAGACACCGGGTAAAATGAAAAAAGACCACGCCCCGGTTGGGGTGTGGTCTTTGGTGGTAAATAGAAAGGAGGCTTTATTGTGGGCGTTCGTGCAAGAAAATCTTTTAAGGCTGGCCCCGCCCGGGTGACGTTCAGCAAGTCGGGCGTATCAACCAGCGTTGGAGTGAAGGGCGTTCGTGTTGGCAAAATGGCAAACGGAAAAACCCGGACGACCCTCTCGGTTCCTGGTACTGGTATCAGCTATGTGTCCGAGAGCGGAAAATCTGGCGAGGACGATTTTGAAATTGAAGATCGTCCAAATAACAAAACATCTCCCGTAGGTACTTGTATTTTTGGGATTTTGGTTTTTGTTTGCGGAGCCTTGTTTTTAATTATATCCATGATCTATCCGCTTTGCCTGATCGTTGCGATTCCTTTTCTCGTGGGCGGCTTTAAGCTAATTCGCCACCCGAAGAAATACTCTGCAAAGTGGAACAAATTTTTTGGCTATGAGGAAGATAGCCAGTAAATAAAAAAGCGCCGACCCTCTGGAAAGGGTCAGCGCTGGGGCCAGTGCTACAACATAAAAAGGTGAGGTGGCCGCTTCCTGCTGGAACAGGGGGCTGCGCCACAAAGCACAGGCAGTTGGCATGGAACCGACTGCCTTTATTGTAGCACGTCGCCCTGAATTTGAAAAGGGGTGATTTTATGCGCGATATGGATTCCGCCCGCCTGCGGGTGGTGTGCTATGTCCGCGTCAGCACGAGAGAGCAGGCCGAAAAAGGCTATTCTGTCAGCGAGCAGCAGGAGCGCCTGAAGGCGTACTGTCTGGCGAAGGACTGGGTGGTTGCCCAGGTCATCACCGACCCGGGCTTCTCCGGGGCAAAGCTGGAACGTCCGGGTATGCAGCAGCTGATCTCCCTTGTGCAGGCGAAAAAGTGCGACGCCGTTTTGGTCTGGAAGCTGGATAGGCTGTCCCGCTCCCAAAAGGATACCCTGTATCTAATCGAGGACGTGTTCCTGAAAAACGGCTGCGCCTTTGTTTCCATGAACGAAAACTTTGATACATCCACGGCGTTTGGCCGGGCTATGATCGGCATCCTGTCGGTGTTCGCCCAACTGGAACGTGAACAGATCCGGGAGCGCATGGCGGTTGGCCGTGTCGGTCGGGCAAAGGCCGGCCTCTTCCATGGCGGCGGCTTTGCTCCCATCGGCTACGACTACAAGACCATTGCCGAGGGCGGCGCTGGGCTTGTGGTGAACGAGTACGAGGCCATGCAGGTGCGGGAGGTGTTCTCTCTGTACCTCCAAGGGTGGCCGGTGAACCGCATCCGCAAGTACATGGCTGCCCACTACACCACCAAGGACGGCGACTGGGGGTCTGATACCACGGTGCGAGACGTCCTGAAGAATCCGCTGTATACCGGGAAGATAAACTGGGCGAAAAAGGTGTACGATGGTCAGCATGAACCGCTGATCTCGCAGGAAACCTTTGACGCTGCCGCTGCCCGGCTTGCCACCTCAAGCTGGAAGCGTACCTGTTCGGATGGTATGGAGCGGAATTCTCCGTTCAAATCCACGCACCTGCTAGGCGGCATTATTTGGTGCGCCCGCTGCGGCGCCCGGTACTTTGCCAGCGGCAATTACTCGGGCAGGGGCGAGAATAAGCGCTACTGGCCATACTACGTTTGTTACTCTCGGGCAAAATCCGCAAAGCACATGATCCGCGACCCAAACTGCCGGAATGACCGCTGGGCGGTGGCAAAGCTGGACGCTATTATAGAGGGCGAGATTCGGAAGCTGGCGTTTGACCCGGCGGCGCTTGAGCTGGCGGTGTCCGGGCCGCAGCAGGACGAAGATGTAGCCCAGCGCCGGGCTGCGCTGCAACAGCGCCTGAACAATCTGCGGGCGCAGATGGGGCGTGTTCTGGACTTGTACCAGATGGGCGGTTCACTGCCTGCCTCTATGGTCGGAGACCGCGTGGCAAAGCTCCAGGCTGAAATTGACGGCGTGGAAGCCGCCCTGGCGGAGGCCGTAGAGGAGCCGCCCGCTCGGCGCATGGATGCTGCCCGGACTGCTTTGGTCGGGGCAGAGGACGTTCTGGACAACGGTACTCTGGACGAAAGGCGGGAGCTTGTCCATAGCCTTATCCGCCGTATAGATCTGGACGGGGAAAATATTGATATACATTGGAGCTTTTCACCTGAGGCGTAGTAGGTGGTATATATGGAAAAATTGCATTTCAAAGTATCGTCGCCTGAGAGCTTTATTAAACTGGCCTGTACGATGCTTTTTGAAAAAACCGATGAGTATAAAGAATGGGGTTCCGTATGGAATGAAGCGTTTGCGGGAATCCAAGGTGAAGAATTATTTTTGAAATTCACGGAGGAGCTTTTTCCTGCAAGCTGCACAATAGGAGAAAACGAGTTAAACAAAATTAT